TTTGATCGCTATGGACGTTGTATTGCTTTTGCTAAAGTATATAAATTAACACTAGGTGAGTTAGTGTCGCAATTCCCAGAATTTGAAATAAGCATTCTTGGAAAAGACAGATACGAACAAGACTTGAATGCTCAAGTTGAGATGATTCGTTATTACGATAAAGAACAATCTCTAATCTATCTACCAGAAAAAAATAATCTTGTGCTTTCACAAGCAAAGAATCCTCTTGGTAAGATGATGGTTGTTGTTGCTAAACGTCCTACTGTTGATGGTGAGATGCGTGGACAATTTGATGACGTACTAGGTATCCAACTGCTTCGTAATAGGTTTGCATTACTTGCAATGGAAGCAGCAGAGAAATCAGTACAAGCACCAATTGTTGTTCCGCAAGATGTTCAAGAAATGCAGTTTGGTGGGGACGGAATTATCCGTACTAACAATCCTGCTGGTGTACGCCGTGTAGAATTAAGTATTCCTCAAGGTGCATTTACCGAACAACAAATTCTTAATCAAGAATTGCGTGTAGGTACACGGTACCCTGAAGCACGAACTGGTAATACTGATGCTTCAGTTATTACTGGTCAAGGTGTTCAAGCACTTATGGGTGGCTTTGATACGCAGATTAAATCTGCTCAGGCTATCTTTGCTTCTACCTTTAAACAAATTATTTCTCTTTGTTTTGAAGTTGATGAGATGTTCTTTAATGAACAAAAAACAATTCGTGGCGTAGATGCTGGTTCTCCATTTAGTGTTGACTACTTACCAAGCAAAGATATTAAGGGCGACTACTCAGCAGATGTTCGTTATGGCATGCTTGCTGGTCTTAATCCTGCACAAGGTCTTATTTTTATGCTGCAGGCTCTTGGTGGTAAATTAATTTCTAAAGACTTGGCTATGCGTGAACTACCATTTGGAGTTAACGTAACACAAGAACAAGAAAAAATAGAAGTTGAAGAAATGCGTAATGGACTTGTTGGTGCATTACAAGCATATTCACAAGCAATACCACAGATGGCTGCTTCGGGACAAGATCCAACTCAGGTTATACAAAGAATTGCTGATGTAATTAAAGCAAGGCAAAAAGGCAAAGCAATCGAAGATGTGATCGAGGAAGTCTTTGCACCACAAGTTCCTCCTGCTGGGCTGGCACAGCCGGTTGAGCCGTCGTCCCCCGCTCCCGGTGAACCTCCAGCAGGAGGTCCAACCCCACAAGCAGGTCCACTTCAAGGTGGAGCACCACCAGATATGCAAACTTTACTATCTAGTCTTTCGTCTTCTGGTGTTGGCACAGCAAGTGCAAGAACTAATTTAACTAGGAGATAAAATGAGTGGGGACACATTTAAGCAACAACTAGATAAAGCAGTAGAACTACTTGCTAAAGAAGATCCCGATGGTGGAAACCAGATCTGTACTAACTGGATTCTTATTACCGAATGGGCAGATTTTGAAGGTACAAGATATTTACAAACTAAAGTAAGTGATGCTATGACACCATGGCTTGCTTACGGAATGATTAATTCTGCAGAAGAATATAATTATGATTTTGATAAACAAGAAGAAGAAGAAGAATTTGATGGAGAGGATGACGAATGAGTATGAGTTCAATGGGCGGATATCGTCAACCAGAAAACCCAGCACCAGCATCAGGTCCGGGTGCGCTATCACAACGTACTGATGGCGGAGCAACCGAAGGCATGAGCCAACCTGAACAAAGTTATACTGGATTTGCATATGGAAAAAACAAAGCAGTTAATGATCAGCAAGGTGGAGCACCTTTAGCAGGTTCTCCAATCCAACCACCAGTAGCATTATCTGTACCAACTGAATTTCCAAACGAACCTGACTCATATGGTGCAAATTGGGGTGAAGGTCCCGGAGTAGACACCTCTATGATTTCTATGGTTCAACCAGAAAATCCAATTAATACAATTTATCGAATGATGCAATTTGATCAGACTGGACAGTATCAGGCTATTTACAATAGAATGAATATGGAATAATGCCACTTAATCCACCTGATCGCACTCTTATGAATGCTAACCCAAAGATGTATGCGGCTACCCTTGCTGGCAGCCCTACTCCTGAAGAACAAAGAATTACTGATAACCTTCAGCATCTGTTAGCAAAAGACCAATCATTTGCAAGAATGTCTGATTTAGGAAAAGCAAAAAATCAGTTTGCTAAACTTGATGTAGATATTCAAAAGGGATTAATGTTTCTTAATCCTAATGCAGAGTACCAACAAAAACCTAAAACTGTTGGTGATGTTTTTAGAGAAGCCGTTATAGAAACAGTAAAGTCACCTTTTAGAACTGTTGTTAAGGCTGCTGACCTTTACGGCAAAGCAACAAAATTACAATACAAAATGGCACGTGGTTTTTTAGATACAGGTAAAACTGACAAACAAGCATTTACTGATATATTAAATAAACAAACATGGATAGATGGATTTGAAGGACATAACCAATGGGATCAAGTAGCCTCTAAACGGTTACAAGAAAAACATGGTACGGCTATGTCTGTTCTTGCAAAAGGATTAATTGACGGAAAAACTCCGGGAACTATTCTTCGTGAATATGGTCCTTTAGATTCTGAAATGGCAAATGCTATTAAAGAGTTTGCTGACCAATCTCCTAAATATAAAAATGCTTTTGCAGAATATCAGGCTTATCAAATTAACCCCGGTAATGATTTTACTAACTGGGCAAACCGTAATCATCCACCTAAAGATGGTGGCGTGTGGGGTGGCGTAATACCTTTGTTACTAGGTGCTGCTACATTTGGTGGCGGCGAAGTTACAATAAGCAAAGATAAACAAAAATGGTTAGTAGCAAATCCTAATCCACTTAGTACGGAAAGTTATGTTTCTCCTTCTGGTGGTATTAATGCTGCTTATACTATAGCCGTTGATCCAATGACATGGCTTACTGGTGGTTCATCTAAAGCAATTCTTAAAGCAGAAAAACTTGCTGAAGATTTTACAAACGCTGCTAAATCTGGTGTATTGCCTAAACAAAGAGTTGCAGATTTATTTGCTATTCCTGAAGTTAGTGCTTACCATGAAAAATTAGCACCTGTTATTAATGAATTACGTAGAGGATTTGCTGAAAAAGATGTTGCAATTGTAGCAGCAGCCAAACAAAAAATTAAAACAAATTTTAGTCGTTATGATAATGCTCAAGTACAAGATGAATTAGTTAGAGCAAGAGTGCTTGATGATAATGAAAAACTAGTACCTGTTACTGATTTAAATACAATGCAAAAATTTTTTGAAATGGGTGAACACACTAACTACCTTATTAGTGGTCGTACAGATAATTTAATGTATTATACCGAACACCATGTTGCACTTGAAACAAGAACTCGTAAAATGACTGACGGTTTTCGTGCAGCAATGGATCAAGTAATGTTTGGTTATGAACCACGTGCGAGAGATGTTATTAAACCTATTCCACAAAAAGCACTCAAGAAGTTTGCTGACTTTGAAAAATATCTTGATGAACTACCCGGCATTTCAATGGTTGCTAAAGATGACAAAGTTCTTAAATATCTTGGTGTAAACCAACGTAATTTTTTAAAAGCAGCAAAAGCCAGTTTTGGCATCATGCCAAAAAATGTGCAAATCTTTACTGCAGATGAACTAGTATTAAAATCAATTGATGACTTTAGAAACTACACTCGCTTAATTGTTGGTGACAAAACACAAGCAAATCTTTTGGCTGCTCGCTATTTAATGCTTGATGCAGATGATAGATTTAATATGCTGTATAGTTTAGATAAATTATACCATGCAAAAATTGGTTTGCTTTCAGTACCAGAAGGTGTAAACAAATCTAGGGCTATCTTAGAAGCAAAGTATGCACCTGTTAAAGGCATGGGTCCTGTTACAGATATTGTTACCCCTGCGCATTTAGCAAGTCATGCAGAAATTGCCATTCCTGCTGGAATGAGCCAGATTCTTCATGCTACTAAAGGCGTTTCTATGCCTGATTTTAATGATCTTGTAAATGTGGTGCATAATACTGATGGTGTTAACAACAGACTTAGCAATTATCTTGGGTTAAATGGTTCAATCCATGAAGCAATAATGTCCGGTTGGTCATTACTTTTGCTTTATCCTAAAATTGCAGTTAAAGGTGCAGTAGATGAAGCCACTGTTGGCTTTATGGTTCAACATCCTCGTTCTATCTATGACTTTTTTAATGGCAAAGGTCGCCAAATGTCCCGCACTGTTGCTGGATACACTGGTAGTAACAAGTCAATGGGACCAGTAAAAAGCAAAATGCTTAGTTGGGCTGGCAAAAACCCTACTGAATACGTTTCAGCCGCAACACGCAAGCAAATGGGTGAATTAATAGAGCAAGATGTTAGTTACACATTACCTAATGGTAAATTAATATCTAGAACTGAACTTGTTTCACCTGAAGAATACTTTGGTAAATCAGTTGAAGAACGTGTTGCAAATATTAACATTGCAAAGTATGCTGGAAAACTTACTGAAGAAGAAAAAACATATTTAGGCACACATTTAATTAATAATTCACATGCTCTTGATGGCATGGTACGTTCTACTGTAGCAGCAGCACTAGGTAATACTGTGGTTGATGGCACTCTTGCTGCTCAAATTGTTGGTAAGAGTAAATTAACAGAAGCAGCAGAAGAGTGGGGAAGAAAAAGCCTAGGCAAGTTTATAACTGACGAGCAAAACCTTCTTCTTAATTCTAGTCGTACTCAAATACATTATGATTCTTTCTACAAATATTTTGGTAAAAATATCTGGACTGCTCCTACTGGAACAGTTGTAGATTTTGGTGATATCTTTATTAAACATAATGCTTTACGCACAACCAAAGATGGCGAAGCCTATGTTGCTGAAGTTTTAACTAAATTAGGGTTAACTAAAAATAGAGATGGTGCATGGCAAGCCTTTAGCCCCGGAGATAAAGCAACAGTTAAAAGTTTTATTGGTGAATACAGACAAGCAGTTGAGTTGCGTGACTCTGGCAAAAATGCTGGAGAAATAGCCGAAGGTATTGTCCGTAAAAGCATGGCAGAACTTTATACTATTTTTCATGGCGATCACCTTGGCTTCAATGAGAAGTTACTTGATGGTTTAAAAAAGAGAGCACAACTTGCAGAAGAAAAAATTGCTGCAAGAAATGATTTCCGTGCATCTGATTCTTACCTTAGAGAATATGCCGGAGCACCTGAACTTAAACAAAGTGCAAAACAATTAAAAGAACGTGCAAAGTATGAAGAAGCAGTAAGAAGTAATTCTTACCATGTGCGTAATACCCCATATGCTGATTTTGAAATACTTGCAAAAGATCATCCTATTAAGGGACAACTTAAAAGTGACTTGGACTTTCCTGAATTAGTAACAAGTGCCGAAAGTTGGTACTCTAAAATAAGAAGAGTTGCTTGGGATCAAATGGACCGGCAATTAACCGACCTCTATAGGTCTGATGCATTTATGATAAAGTTAATAGAACAACGCAAAAGAATGGCAGCAGACGAAAAACAACACGTTGATGATTTAATGGGTCAAGGTATGAGTTATGATGCTGCTAAAGTACAGGCTGATCTTACTTTTGATAACAAAGCAACAGAAAATGCTGCTGATGAGTTAATGAAGTATGCAGATAATCCTGATGTACGTACTCAGTTAGCATGGAACTTGCGTACTATTGGACGTTTCTATAGAGCAACAGAAGACTACACTCGCCGTCTAACTCGTTATTTAGTAGCACACCCAGATAAAGTATTCTACCGTACTTCTCAAGTTAACCAAGGTATGAATGGTTCTGGTATGGTTTATACAGATAACAATAACACTTCATATGTTTTAATTCCTAATGATGGTATTATCTGGCGATTGGCAGCACCTGTATTTGCTTCTCTTATGAATCCGGGATATGCTGTTTGGCAGGCAGGACATGGTAACTGGGATTTCTTTAAGCAACCAGCATGGAATCAAGCAACATTAAAGATTTCTTTACTAAACCCTTCTTATACCGAAGGTTCTGGTATGCCTACACTAACTGGTTCTACTATGGCAATGCCAGTACTTGCTGCAAAACAAATACTTAACTTAGCAGGCAGGGATCTTAACAAACCTGAGTTAGTTAAACTTGGAGAGAACTTAGACAACTGGTTGCTTGGAGAACAAAGTGACAATACTTCTTGGGCAAGAGCACTCTTTCCACCTGTATTAAATAATTTATGGAACTTGCATCAAACAGATCATAAGACTGGTATTGAAGCAACTACTCTTTATCAAGCAGCGGCTTACTTGCAGTCTAATCCAGCAACAGCATTAAAGCAAGAAGATTCTCAAAACAGAGAAAAACTTAACGATTACTATGATCGTTTACGTTTAGCAGCACACAATATAGTTGCTATAAAAATGATATTTAATACTATATCTCCTGCACCTATTGGTAGCACTGAGCCAAACATACCACCTGAATTACGCAGGGCTGGCATAGTTGGATTAAGTCAAGAGTTTAGTGACATACTTAGGGCTGTAATAGATGTTAACTCTCAGTATGGATATAACCTTGAAGACCCTATAGGCACTGCAGTCCAGATGTTTATTGGTAGCAATCCTGACAAACTTATTTGGACAGTTGGAAAGAATACTCAGGCTGCAAAACAAGTAGTTAACTATACTAAAGAAACAAAAAACTGGGCTATAGCAAATAACAAAATGCTTACTGACTATGCTGAAACTGGTGTTGGTTGGGTATTTGCACCTAATGTTGGCAAGTATGATCCTGCCGTAGCAAACTTTCTTGCAGCATCTGACCTTGTAACTGGTAAAGATAATCCTTTTGAAATGAATGGTGCTGGATTAAAGAGATACTTGCAAGAGATTTCTGTTGTTAAGGCTCGTCAAGATTTCTACAATGTTGACAGAGAAGTACAGCAGTTATTAACTGATCCTAATAACCTTGAACGTAATAGAGCAGACTATCGTGCTGAACTATTAGCAAGGGCTAGGGTAGCAAAAGATGCTATTAAAATAGCAAATCCTTTATTTAAGGAAACACAGGGTACTGAAAATGTTACACCAAGAGATCAGATGTATAGAAGATATAATGAGTTTTCACAATTAGTACAGAGTAAAGAGTATGCATCTCTATTACCTGAAGGTCCAA